TGATCTGGTTACCTGGCTGAAGAATAGCTCCAGCAGAAGATTTGTAAGTTGCCATTAGTTATAACCTCCTTACTCAGATACCGTGAAGGCTGTTGTGATGAAGTCCTTGTTCAAGTTCGCAAATCCAGCATAGAGTTGCCATATCAAAATGATGAATCTTGAAAAGTCATCATTATTGTTAATTAAAACTTGAGCGTTAGGTCCACCAATACCTACACCGATAGCCTGTGGTCCGAAGAACAGACCTGCAGGAGTTGTTTTAGATCCTGCACCATTACCATCACCGATATCAGCAGTAATAGTTTTAGCAGGGAAGTTTGTAGATTCGAAGAATCTTACTCCCTCAAAAACGAAGCCCACGGGCATCTGTGGCTCTCCACCTACAAACTGGGCTTGGCCGAATTGACCTCCTCCGTAGATGGCTTGGTTAGGTTGTCCAGCACCCATAAGAGGTGAGCCTTGTCCAGGCATACCAGGGTAACGAGCAACTTCACGGAAGCCTTGATCTGCACGTAGATCCTTCATGAATGAAGGGTCAGCAATACATCTGTAGTAGCCGTCTGTAAAGACAGGTACGTGACGCTTACGTAAACTCTTTACAACTTCTAAAAGGTCAGTTTTTACGTTGAACTTAAAGCGCTCAGAAGCATATTCTGTAGCTGTGTAAGCAGTAAGAGTAGTTGAGTTTGTTTTTGCTTTTCCGTTTGGATAGTAATATCCACCTTGAGAATCAGAAGACTGGCCTCTTGACTCACTCTTAAAGAGTTCATCAATGAAGACTCTGTCTCTCCAACGACGATAATCGTCCAACAGTGTCAATGCATTTCTTACTCCAAAGGCTCTTTATCCTTTGGTTCAACATCTTTATCATCGATGTTGTTGAGACTATATCATCTTCCTTATTAAGGAAGCGGGGAACTCGTGTCTTCGTTACTGTGTTTCCACTCGGAAGTTAGTCGTTGAACCTTCTAGATTGTGATCTAGCTTGGCTGCTGATTACCCTTTAAAGATGGGCTTCCAGCAATTCACCCCGTTTGCAATCACTACTTACGCAGCGACGGGACCATTAATTAATCCTATTGACTGATGGAACATGTTGAGGTTGCCAGTATCTAGTAGTAGACGCTGTGCTGTCATCAAGGTCTCTCTAGCAATCTTGAATGTGCTAGGGAGGTTTGTATTATTTGGATCGGCTGGACCTGTATACTCACGAAGAGATACAAGAACCTTGTCCTTGACAATAGATCTGCTGTTTGCTGTACCTATGGTTTGATCCTGAGTACGCTCACGGCTAGTCTTAGTGCCAGGGTTACCAAAGAACCTGTAACGGTCAAGTTGGACCGTCTGTCCCAATTTGTTATCCCGAAAGTTCTTTATCTTTCGGTTCAACATCTTTATCATCGATGTTGTTCAGACTATATCTTGAAAGCTTGGCATAAAGCTAGTTCTTTCTAGGGCATTCTTGGAAGCGTTACTGTGTTTCCACTCGGCTTCTAGTCGTTGAACCTTCCAACTTGTAGGTTGGCTTGGCTGCTGATTCCCCTTCTATTGACGGGGTTCCAGACAATTAACCCTATTATCTTTTTACTGTTACCAGTAAAAGGCCCAGAGTTTTCTAAGGCTGTTTGGTAAAGTCATGTACGACTACTGGTTCGGCAGCCATCTCCACAATATACGCTGGGTGCGGGCGGTAAAGCTCGGCCCCCAGGAGTTTTGGGAAATCGTTGTCTATGAACATTTGACGTTTTGGTTATAACAGCACAGGGCTGTAGATACCTGTGGAATAAATCCACTAGAACTGGAAAATAAATTCCATTATAAAAATTATATCAAAGGTTTATCAATGGCCTTATGTAAGTCTTACGTCTAATTAAACTCTGTTATATCCAGAATACTGTGTTGAAGGTATATAACCATTAGGTTTTCCAATAGCTCCCATTTGTAGCCCAGTTGGTTGCAATGTAGAATTTGATGCTGCCATTTGCTGTTTCGCAGCTTGTGCAATCATTAAGGCTTCTAATGCTTTTACTTCGTCCATTTTATAAAAAAGAATAAAAAAGAGGGGTAGCTTTATTGCCACCCCTTTTATTTAATGGATCACTCCATTACAAGTAGTTTCTGACGGAATATCTCAGGATTCTGTTGAGCAACACTTAGATACTTCCAAGCATTCTGTGGGTTCCTATCAGCTGCATTACCAAAGTTGTTCCAGAAGTCTGCAGGATTTCCTTTTGCTTGTGGAGCAGGAGGTGCAGGCATTTGTGGACGACTAGGAGCTGGTGCTGCTTGTGCTCTAGGAGCCGCTTGAGGAGCACGAGATACAGGTGCCTGTCTTTGGGCTACTGGACGGCCTTGTGGAGCCGCTTGAGCACGTGCAACAGGATAAGGACCCTTTGGACCAAAGAATTTAGTTGTGTAATCAGCTAAAATGTCAGGATTTGTAAGGATCTTGGTATATGCCTTATGCTCTGCATTTAACTCCTTAAGTAAATTTACACCTTCTACTAATTGACCATTAGTTGTAACTAATGCATCTTCTATCTTGCATGCGTAGTCGTTAAGAACAGCTGGAGCATCGGCACCAAAATGATCAATAACTTGAAGACTAGCTTCACTTACTCCGTTTGCCCTTAGCTGTTCCGCTGTCAGCTCCGTAGATGTTTGGGAAGAGCCGTTGGAGAAGCCCTGGTTGCTGTTGATCCCAGGCGTAGAGATCGGCGCTGCCTGGTTGGCTAATTGGGTTGTTTGTTGGGAACCGTAATTGGCCTGGCCTGCTGCTGGTGTCTGAGTCGACTGTTGACCCTGGAACGGGAACTGGACTGGTGAACTCAGGAGCCCTACTACCTTGTTGAAGGCTTCCTTGTAGGGGTTGTCCTGTTGTTGGGGCGCCTGGAATTCCTGGTAAGTTGACGGTGTAGGGGCGTATCCCTGGTTTGACGATGTCGCCATCTGCGCTGGCGCTACTGGAGCCGGTGCCACCGCCGACGGATTGGTTGCCACCCATTGAGGTGTTGTCCCTACTGCTGGGGCTTGTGCTGCCGATTGAGCCACTGGAGCCACGGGAGCCGCGTAGCTGCTCTGCGGGGTCTGGGATACTTGGGGTGCCGATTGGGTCTGCGGAGCGATATCTGCCTGCATAGGTTACCTCTTTTTGTAAGCTTTCGAGTGTTCGGTATAAGAAGGGGGTGAGATCAAGTCTCGGATCTGCAGCCATCGGTAAGTTCGGTTGCTGCGGATGTGGCGTCCTCATCTCTTGATTGATTAGATCAATAAATGATGAATATGCCCTTTGTACCTCACCAACCATTCTAAACGGAAAACCAGATAGCATTCCTGCAATCTCGTCGTCTGTTTTGGAAGGAAATAAGTACTTCAGTGCTTCTATACTATCAACACCCAATTCTTGAAGGTTTCGAGTGAAGATAGATTGGTTTAATTTATCCTGTGCAGTGTCCTCATAAACTGGTCCCATCCAACGCCATAATACGGATCTATCTCCATCAGGTGCTAAACCTACAACTCCGTCTGGTATGTCTCCTGTTTCCAATACTAGGTCTATTGCTTCTCCTAATTTTCTCGCATAATTTACTTTCCCTTTTTCATATTTCTGTACTAACTTTTCATCATCTAAATTTTCAGGTACAATAGGATATTTAATTCCAGAAACATATGCTAAGGACTTCTTAAATATCTGCTCCTCTTGGAACAATATTAATTCAAAGCACTTACACACTCCATAGGTATAAAGCTGTAAACATTTCTTCTTAGCTGTAGCACTAACACGTCCATAAGCTGACTTAATCTCAGTAGCTGTAACGTTAGTAATACTTAAATCATCTATGCCACCTAGAGCTAAACGTATCTCACTTCTAAGTTGTTCTGAATATCTAGCCTGATCAGTACTAACTGCATTAGGAGTAATAAAACCAACACGATCAGATGGCTCCAAGTTTGCAATAACTCTTGGAACTCTCATTCCACTACCTGGTTTACCTATGTATCCAGAAGGAGAACGAGTTATAGGATCTTGCTTGAATGTAGAACTTGAAAGGTCAAAGTTTGATTGAAAACCTGATTGACTCGAAATACTAGGTCTTTGTGCAGCTTCATCTGGATTATTTTCAACAATATCTTGCTTAGGACGAGAAGATAAAAGAGTTGGATTACCAAAGAAAGATAAATTAGCTCTAATATTTTTAACCATCTCATCGTGAGCAACGATTTGATTAGCTAACCACTCAAATTCACCAGCACCTTCAGTACCAAAAGCATCTGGATTATTAAAAACTTCAACACATGGAATAAACTCCATTGTATTTTCAACTACCTTCTTATTTAAAACACCTATCTCTGCAGTTTCTTGCTCAAAATTTATCTCCTGTTCGCTATGTGATTCTTCTATTTCATCCGCAGTAATACGTAAACGCATATAACGCTTATTAGTATTTAATCCAACCATATTATTAAAGCCTTTCTTCGAACGAACCTTATATGGATAGATAATGATTACTTCTTCTAAATCACCCTCTGGAGAGTAATAGGATCTATAGGCATCCTTATCAAACCAATAAATTCTGTATGTTTTATTTGTAGGTCGTATATAAAACAACCCTTTACCATATGCTAAAAATCTATCCCAAATTGAATCTAATCTTGCATCTAACTTATTGAACTTTATAACCTGTTGAATAAAATCAAATCTCTGAGTACCAAAATTATCCTGTTGAGGAAAAAATTCAACCCCTTGCCTTATCCCAAACATTTTCATCTGGGAAAGATGTGCATTAACCAGCATCGTATCTGCTGGTCCTTTACCATCACGATCTATAACTGACTTGATGATATCTTCAAGTGCAGATTTACTATTATCGCTCATGATTTTTCAGTAAGTGTTCTATTCTTCAATGTTGTATCCAGCATGGAGACGTCTAAGAGTAATAACGTCATCCTCTACTTCGACTTCAAATCGTTCATTAGGCTGTATAGCCATGTCATGCACAATTTCATCAGTTAGAGGGATTACTGCAGAACCGTAAGCATCTTGCTCAAGTTCAATCTTGTAATAACTAGGAGACATTGGAAAGTGGTATTTCTAGTTTAAATCGTCAAT